CTATTAACCGTTCCGTCATACACAATTTCTTTTGTAGTGTATCTTCGCAACATTTCTAATTCCATAGCACTAATGAAAAATGGTGGTACTATACCAATACTAGCCTCTTTCATTTGATGTTGTAGTTTTGTTAATTGTTCTAATATTTGGTCTGCACTTCGTTCTTTACGCATCTTGTACTTCCTCATCTGTTGAACCAAACCCACCACTTCTTGTTTGTGGGTCTTTTAATTTACCTGCTTCTTTAAATACCGCATCTACATGTGGTACAATGACTAGTTGAGCAATTCGTTCACCTACTTCATAGATATCTTCTGGTGGGTAAAACATACTCGGTTTACCGTCTTTGTCAAACCGTGTCTTCGCTCGTTTGAAGCGAACTTCAATCTCTCCCCTATAATCACTATCTATTACACCAACCGAATTGGTAAGCATAAGATTTTTCTTAGATATGCTGCTACGTGGAAACAGTAAGCCAACATACCCACGAGGGATAGCCATGGCAATACCTGTCTTATAGGTAATGTATTTACCATTTCCAATTCGCTCAGTTGCGGTTAAATCTGCACCAGCAGAACCTATTGTCATTCTTTTTGGCAATACAGCATCTGGGTGTAATATTTTAACCCTGACTACTTTTTCCTGCATGTTTACTCCTATCTAAAACATATATTGATTGATAATGGTCGAATCCTTTAGCTTTATAGAATTCTTCTCCGCTATACCCTGGTGTAACGGAAACGAATATCTGATTACCTGACGCATACGCCAATAATGCACTGGCTATTCCCATATTTTGATAATCAGGGTGAACATATAACTTATCTAGTAGTGTAACACCACCCTCACCAGGAATGAATGCAATAACACCTATTATAGCACCCTCATGTTTGGCAACAGTATATTTCTTGGTTGAATCGTATACAGGTATATCTCCGATATGTTCTATACTGTCAGGCTTTCGACTATATTCTAGTTCATATAAACTAAAAAGTAGTTCATTGATTCCGAACGACTCTAAGGGTGTCCCCTCAGAATACATTATATCATATGGCCCTATTTCATTTCTGACCATTATGAATCTCCCTCTCCAAGTACCATATCGCCTTTGATAAATCCTGTTCTTTACTATTATCTGACTTTTTACCTGCACGAAGAATATACTTCACTGCGTTACCTAGACAGAAGTTTAGTTGTTCAGTTATTTCAATAACCTCAAAGCCATTATATTCCTTGTAATGGGATGGGTTAATTGGGTCATTTTCCATACACAATCTCCTCAATTGTTTCATAACTCAATTTATTACTAATTCTTACGACCTTTTTATTTAGGTCATTATCCAAATACCAAATAACAAGAACGTCATCAACCACATCTATACTTGCATCAAATGCACCAAATACAGACAGTAGTTCTTTGAAGAACTGTATATCACCTTTTAGTTCCATTCTTGCACTCCTTACAGTAGTGTTCTTTGTTAATACTATCTTGGGTATTGGCTCTCCTAATGATGGTGCGACATTTGTCACACACCACCACAGGATAACCGCCATTAAACTTTATCAATTTCGCAACCTCCACCTGAGCAAGCGGCCTCACCACTCAAGTCAGTTAAGTCTTCTTCCTCAACCACATTGGTTAAATCAATGTCAACATCATTGAGGAGGCTGGAGAGACGGTCATATTCATCTCTTGTAATCTCTTCAAATGGGAGTTGTGGGTATGTTCCACCATCATAGGGCAATACTGCCATTCCAGTGAATGTGTCCCTGTTTGCCCACATCCAGTCTCCGACAATCCCCCACTCACTCTCTTTAACCGATACGGTGACAGACACGTTATTGAAGTTTGCTCCATCTCGATGACCTCCTCTAATCCAATTGAGGTTGTATTTTTTTGTTCGTTCGAGCAAGTCCATAACGGACTCTCCTCGCAGGATTGCGTTTTCTGGTGCTTTAATAGGAATGCTAACCACTCCAGTGTTGCTTGGGTCAAATTGTTCATCTTCAATTAACTCCTTTGGAAGGACATTAACCAAGTATTGATACAATGCATCATTCTTGTTTAATCTCATTCGTCTGATGTAATAGTTACCGAACCAAGCATGTATCCCACTGCTAGTCCCAGCAACCAAAGAACTCGTCCCACTAGGTTTGATGCAAGTGGTACGCTTAGCAGGATTAATGCCAATAACATTAGCCACCCGCTCATTTTCCTCATTGACGACACTAGCTGCCTCCTCAAGGTTAAGATGTTCAATATCTCCACTACCAATTCCTGTCATACCAACACCAATCAGTGCATCCTCTTCGCTTGTCTCTCTCCAAATATCACGTAGATAATGGAAGTCCGTATAACCTGCTTGAAGAGTGCCGATAAATGCAGCAGCCTTTACCCTCTCATTGAGGTCTTCCTGGCTTTCTACACCATCCACAACCACTTCTGTGAGGTTACAGAACGAATACGAGCGTAAACTGATTTCGGCACATGGATTCATTCCATAATCGATATCGTTACTAAATACTATTCCTGGCTCTCCTGCACCAGAGAGTCTAGTGAAATCCCAAATACGTTTAAAGTCTTCGTATGCTGTTGGGGAATCTCTATAAATAACAGCACTGTTGTTAGACCGTCCACGCTGAGGGTTGAGTTCCCACCAATTTCCGAGTTTTGCACCGAGCATTCCTTCATCGTTGGCTGAGAATAAGGTGATGATGGCACTACGCCTAATGCCTCCAGCAAGCACTGCATCACTAATATGACAAGCAATATCGAAAACGTTAACGCTATTGAGACGAGTAGACCCTCTGTCGATGACTTCATCTAATACCTTCCTTATGTTGTGAATTGCATCCTTGAGTGGCTGTGGTCCAGGAGCTTTCCCTCCAGCCGTAACCAAGTAACTCCCTTTTGGTCTGATATCCGAGTAATCGAACTCGATTTCCATCTTATGGTAGAAATAAGACTCCATAAGAACTTTGATTGCGTCGGCCCATCCTTCAATTGAATCACCAATGAGAAAACGTCTGTGTCGTTGCTTTGGTCCTTGTATATCTGGTAGTTTATCAATATGTTCTTGTTGAACACTGATTCCAACTCCAGAGCCGCCAAGTAAGAGAAACATAATTTCTGAAAACCCCTCGACTTCAGACATAGGTAGGTAAGCACAATTGAATAATCGTGACGGAGACCTCTCGATGGCTGGCCCAGCAAATTGTAACGAACGCATGCTTGGGAAGATTTTCTTAGTGAGTACATACCTTGAATAGACATTGTAAATCTCATCTTCTAATTGTGGATATCGTTTTGCATGCATATTAGCATTACGTATTACTATTTCTTCCCACGCTTCACGTCTAACGAGTTGTGGAATATGTCTAGCATATTTGCCATATACAGTGATGTCAGACAGGATGTCTTTATTTGTATTACTCATCTTCTTTTGTACCATAGTCTGAATCATCTCCAAAGTTTTCGTTGTATTTGTCGATTATGTCTGTCATCTGCTCGGATAATTGTGAGAATAGTTTTAGCTGTAGTTCATTCATGAGTGATAGTACATCAGTTAAAACATCACCCTCAACACTCATATTGACTACCTCCCCATCACTTGATGGAGATTCACCTATAAAAATGTGTGTTGTAAAGTTATTAGATAGTTGTTCTAGTAACTGTTCTCTTGTTGCTTCTTCTAGTAAAATCATTTTACTTTCTCCCATTTGTTGTTGTTGTTGTTTAAGTCTCTAACCATATCACCACTTGCCATAAGGTTCATATCACCACAAGTGCATGTTATGTGTATTGTATCGATTGTTTCTTCTATTTCATCACCACACGTTAAACATTTATATACGTGTAGTGTATCCCATTGTTTCCACCACAATTCATCCAGCTTATTCATCTGGAATCATCCCTATTTTTCTATTGACTGCTTTTGGATAATCCTTGGATAGGTCCATGATTTCTTTTATGGATACTTGTTTGTCATAAAGCAAATCATCTACCACATTCAATAGTTCTTCTGCCATATCAAATGCTTCATCATTCTCTGTCGATTTCACTAAAGTACCTCCACTTCATACTTTTCTTTAATTTTATTCTCTTATATCTAGCACCACACGTTCTACACTCAACATCCTGATTTAACGGTGTTGCATTTTCTTCGTCTGTTATCTTAAACGATTTACAAACATGCGATTGTCCAATCAGGTCTATTCGTTTCCGTTGGTCCCATTCTATGAAGTGTTTTAACTCGCCAATATACTTACGAATATCAACAAACTCCAACACATCTCCATAAGAAGAAATTTCTTCCAGTGTACCATACTTTATTCCTTTCCCAGCACCTACCTTGGTGTTTGGTATCAACCAGTGTTCTCCTGGCCCATACATTGCGGAGATTTGTGCTTGGATAGATGTCGTATTTTTGTAAGCACTTGGCTCATCTACACGGTACCTTTTCTTTATAGAATCTACAGTCACATATTCTCGTATATAACTCTCGATTGTCTCCAAATCACCCACAATTGGCTCACCACTCAATGCTTTTGGTTCTATCTCTTTTTCAAAAATCTCTTTTGCTAGAGGAGATACATTCCCTTTAACAATTGGGATTCCTTTTGGATTGGCTTTATCGTCATCCGTTACATAGAGATAGAGTTTTTTGTTAAATTTCCCTTTGTCATTCTTGAAGAAATACATTCTCTTGATATGTGATTCTATTTCAAAGTCATGAGACTCAATATCAATATTAAATGATTCCCTCTGCAACCTTGTTATCTCCTTTGCTATATAAGTTATATAATCCTTATTGTGGTATGGGTCTCTGACATATACAGAATCAGTATCTGTGTAAAGACATTCGAATCCTTTATCAGTTAGATACTGTCTGGCGTGCTTAATAGCCATTCTAGCCATAGATGTACAATCAGCAGCAGTCACCAAGTTATACACATTCTTGAATAGTGGACTACCACTAATACCATACATTGTGTTAATAACTATTTTAATCGCATACTGTTTCCTATCAGCCAGAATGTACTCAGTCGAACCATACGACATACTCTTCATACTATCCTTGATTGATACACGCATATTATATAAATCCAAGATTGCTTGCTCAATAGGTCCACGTCTTCTTGAATACTTTCCTCGTATACCATCTTCTTCCCCATCGACTAGTGTATGGAATACACCAGAGCCGCTCCATCCGTCCCTAGACGAGTGAACAGGGCTGTACAAATTTCCCCCGATAAACATGTGAGGATAAAGAGAAGCAAAATCGATACAATAGATATCACCATCGTAATAACTATCTTCTGGTAAAGCGACAAACCCGCCTTGATATTGTACGTCTTCTCGGTCTTGAACATCGTTATACTCCTCTTCAATACCTGCCATATTACAAATAGTTTTATAGGCAACACCTCCAGATGATGCCGTCAACCATACTAATCTTTTCTTGTCTTTCTCGCTAACGAAATCCCTAAAACCGATAAAGAAATCGTAATAATACTTAAATAGAAATAGGGTTGTTTCCAAATCACCTCTGAGGTACCGTTCAATCTCTTCGAGTTCTTCACTGCTCCATGTTCCTTGTTTAAATATGTCATAGTCTATGTCTCCTTTTAGTGATGGTAAATCAAACCTGATTGCTAGAGAACGTAAAGACATCTCTCCATTACTCAAATCTAATCGCATCATTGTTTTTGTACGTTTCTTTGTTATTTCGAACGTATCTATAATTCTATTGTTTGGGATATGAAACCCATGTCTTCTTAAAACAACAGCATCGTAGTCTTTAAAGTTGTGACCTACCACCATGTCTGCTATTTCTGTGAGCCCATATTGAATTTCTCCTTTTTTGGTAAAGTCAAACATCTTATATTCGCCCGATGGCAACATAAATCCAACAAACTTTAACGTATCTTTTTCTGGGTCTGGTCTCTTACCAGCAACCGCAGTTTCGATATCGACAACTACAATACTCTCATCAATCATGTTTACACCACTGGTATTGCTGATTCTGAATCACCACCCATTACATTGTACACACCTAGATGTGTCTCAATGACATCGGCATCTGTAAATTCAAATCCCGCTTCTTCCAATAGTCTAAGTTCTTCTTCTAATACTTCACGTTCTTGTTCCGAAATAAATAATGCTTGCATATTGTTTTCCTTCTTAGAAAGTTAAGGGGCCCGTAGGCCCCAGTTTAATTTAGTCTTCTTCTGCAATAATAACTGAATCTGCTAGTTTCTTTTCTGCTCGCTTGTCTCGTTCCTTGACAGCCATGTTACCCATCGTTTTTGGAACATCCACATTGTCGATGGTTAGAGGTTTAGCAACTCCTAGTTCGTCGAGGAAAAAGGCCTCAACCTTTTCTAGACAGTCATCACAGAGGTCGAATCCCGTAGAACGAAATCCTGCTTTAGTACCCATACCTTCAATGTCGTTACCAATAACAACACCACAACTCTCACATACTTGAATCATAGCCATAAAAACTCCTTATTTAAAAAATTCTATAATCGGGACACCATCTAATACAACACCAGCACATTGATGTGATGTAGCAAAATGTTTGTTGTATGCAAACGCATATGCTTCATCGTCAATCAGTGCACCTATTTGCATTGCAAAGTTGGTTCGTTCATCGTTTGAATGATATAGAATGTATGATTCTGAGTGATAGTGTCCCTGTACTACACTCATTCCATCCTGTATCATCCGTTGTTTTGCTTTGCGTCCAGTACCATGGGTATATTTAATACCGTCGATAACAAACTTATCAGCAAATTCCCATCCACTAACATCTAATCCGTGACTAGTCAGAACTTCGTCAATAGTTCTAACCCAACTAGACGATAAACCAGAGTTGAATACTCGTCGTTGTGGTATAGCATCGTGGTTTCCAATAACCACCTTTGCTGATGGGAAAGCAGCAATCAGTTCTCCTATTTGTGATATAGCACGCTGTAACTCTTCTCGTCCACCAAACCCGTCAGGGTCTGTATCGTGGAAACTACTATAATGGTTGTCCATAATATCACCTATGAACACAACCTGATTACAATCATACTTATCGTATAAGGCCTCTAGGAAGTCCACAGTGCCCTGTTTCATAAACGGGGTGTGTAGGTCAGGTACTACCAAAACTCGGCTTCCTAGGGCCTCTGAGGACCATGTATGGCAAGATGTACAGAAGTACCTCTGCCTATTTTTTTGCTGCCCTCTTTTTATTTGTTTTCCTCCGCACTTTTTGCACGTCATCTTTATCACTCTTCTTTCTGGATGCTCTTGTCTTTTCTCTAATCAGTCTTTCACTAGCCGTCTTTTCTTTGTGACACGCTTTGCATAGACATTGTAGATTGCTAAAATTGACTTCAGAGTCTTTCCAATGAGTTTTACAATTTAATCTGTTCCATATTTCATCAAGAGACAGGTCGTCAGTTATCTTGTCTACTGGTATAACCTCGTCAATGTGGTCTACTTGAATCTCCTTTGGTTGAAACGCTTTACCACATTTTGCACAGGTATACAGTTTACCTCCACGCTCTCCTGTTTCTTTAGAAATCGCTCTACGTCTTACTTCTTTTGCTATAGGCCCACGACCAAATGCATTACGCATATGACCAATTACTATAGACCTAGGTGTTTTATATAAATTCATCCTCGTACCAATACAAAATATAAAACCGTTAAAAAGAAAAATGTTCCTATATATTTCATGTTACCATTTTATAGGCTTCTCCATAGAAACTTCCATATCTTCACTATCATCGAAATCTACACATTCATAAGCAAGCCCTCTTTGTATTAGGTCAAATTGTCCATCACGCTCACCATCCCTGTTCTTTATGAACCTGTTATGTATTCGCATCTTATTACTCGGACTTAACCACATACCAAGCACAATATCTGCTGCTTCTTCCAATGTACCCGCATCACGTAGCATATTTAGAGTTACTGGTGTTGTACCATCTCCTCCTTTTCTCGACACTTGAACCAATAAGATGATTCTAGTATTAAGTTTCTTTGCTAGATGCTTCATTGTCTTTGCAACCTTAGACATACCAGAATAATCATCTGTACCATTGATTAGACCTACGTAGTCAATCAAAAGTATTTTTACTCTGTTGTTATATTTGGCTTGTGCTTTATTAAAGAACTCTTCTATTTTTTCTAGTCCCAACGATGACTTATCGATAATCAGTGTGTTTTTCCAAGATGATAATGTTCGGGTTTTTATATCCTCATCATCCATCAATCTCTCAGAAAAAGCACCTGGTTCCATATAGACACCCTCTCGGTTGTCTTCAATCATCGCTGCTCTATAGAAAATAGATGCTGCTGACATTTCGAGTGATACAAACAATGACAAACCATCATCCATATTTCTAGCCATGTCATTAGCCATTTGTAGGCCTAGGTTTGTTTTACCAACACCACCACGAGCAGCTAACATCATAACCTTTCCAGGGTCAAAGTTAGCAAGGTGTCTATCCATTAAGGGCAATCCACTATCAACGATAATCTGTTTTCTCTTCATGTATTCCCATTTCTTCATACTATCTTCCATGGTGAGGATGTCGTTGTCATTAACCTCAGCATAGTCATCATCAACCTTGTATCGTGAGACACTAGATATAATGATGTCGATAGCATCATCAGATATGGGTTTATCACTATTAGTATTAACAGAATGGAGAAGACCTCTCACAAGGTCCTTAGAGAGCCCCTTACTATGCAAAATGCCCGCTAAACTAGTTAGTCCTACATTTCTATTGCCGTGAGAGAACCCCTCATAAACGCCCTCTAACAAGTCCATACGACCTGTCTTTGGTTTGTTTACTTCATTGTCATTGTTAAGTGCATATGCTATTGCGTTAGAGATATACTCTGCATGAGTATAGTGGCCATCTTCTGGTGCCTCTCTTTGCTGTTTTGGATATTCTATGCGTTCATCGTCAGGCATTTGAAGAAAATCTTCAACACCTATATATGCTTTATACATACCAGATTTAGGATGTTTACTATTAACAATCCTTATTATTCTGGTTCTGTCATATATCGACTCGTCACAAGTAGAAAGCCCTTGGGCTATATCCATAGCAACATACTTAACTACTGTGGGTATCTTTACAGATTTGCCCATTGCTCGTATATCCGCTGATAAAAAGTAGACATGCATTCCTTTATTTCCTGAGAAGTAAAGTCTTATAGAATTGTAATCACCAGTCATGCTGTATAAGCGGTCAATCAATTCTACCACATCAGAAAAAACATCAGCTATGTTGGATGAATCAAAGTCCCATACGATAGCATCAGCCATCATAGGACCATTGTATCCACGAATACTACCCGTTTCTTCTACATACCTTACTATCTCTTCACCATATTGATAATGACTAGAGAATGCATTTGTTACTTCATGTCCATAACAATCAATCATGTGATTGGGGACATCAATTTCTACTACGTCACCTCGCTCATATATATTACCTACTACTTTTTCAGTGTATCGTTTCATTTTAGTATCTTCTTCCGCTCATTTGATTATCAAGTGCTTTATTTAGCCAGTGGTCTAGGAACTTTCCAATATTCTTTTTACGTTTATTGAATTTTCCACTACCGCTGACTGTATGGGCTCCAGTTGTTAGAAGCCATCTATGGGCCTTGTTAATCTGAACAGACAGGTCGTTTAGATGTTTGAAAGTCGCACCTATAATCTCCTTATACTCTTCGTCTTCTTGTGCCTTATCGAACCACCAATCAACAACAGTCATGTAATCTCTAGGTGAAAGCTTATCATCCAGAAAAACATTTTTATTCCAGAGTGCATCATCCATATTTTCAGGAGTAACCATAAAGCGTTTTGAGCGTTTACCAATAAAGAACAGTGGTGGCCCTTGAGAACCATCCTCTGCCGCTAGAGGCACAATCTTCAATGTAGCTTTTGTCTGGTCTGTGGTTGGTACATAGTTGTTAAGATTAAGAATATGCATATAAATCCTTTGTTGTAAAAGTTAATTGAGATAGAAAGCCACCACGTACATTAGCAGAGGTGGTGGGCATTTTTTTTTAGTTACCAAAACCCCATGCCGTTGCTGGGGCAGAGGTATCTGATTGCTTTGGGTCTTCCTTCTTTTTTGGTTTGGTGATAACACGGTCATTGGCGATAGCATCCTCGATTGATGTATACCAACGAATCTCTGCATAACCATTGTCGTTATAGTCAAGGTCTGCACCAATACGACATCCGATAAGTCGTTGTTCATCAAACTCACCATCACCAAATGGATTATCTTCTGGGAACATACCTTTGTTCTCATTAATAATCTTGAGGAAATTGGCTTTTAGTTTTGCAAGTTGTTTATCATCATTGTAAACAAGATATTTCTTGAGTGGGTACTTAGCAAATTGCCCAGCAAATTCACCCTCAGCAATATCGTGGGAGATAGTGAGCATTGGGTATCCAGTGGATTTTGATGTACCATCTTCCACTGATGTAATCACAAGCACCTGTCCAGATTTGTTTACTGGTGTGAAACCTTTAGATTCCGCTGGCTTGAGACTTGAAAAACTGCTTCCTAATTGCATATACAATCCTTTTTTTAATAGTTTTTAATATAAAAGTGAGGATAATTATTTTATCTCGCTACCCTCCCAAACGAATGTGTTATTATTTATACATTATAACTTGCGTCGAATGCGTCATCTGTCATGGTTAAATAGACAATGAATTCAATGAACGCAACGAATGCTGGAATTAACGTCCATGAAAATAATAGATATGCTAGGCCCATACCAATATTACCTAAGTAAAATTTGTGTGCACCGAAACCACCTAAAAAGAATGCCAACATTGCTGCTACATACTTATTTTTCCCACCTGATGATAATGACATCACTGGGGCACTCTTTTGACGAACGCCACATGCGGGACAAATCTCTGCTTTAGCATTCATTTCTTTACCGCAATCGACACAAAACTTCTTTTCCATTTGTTTTCCTTTTGTAGAAACATTAATATAAAATGGGGATAATTATTGAACTCGCTATCCCCAAACGAGCAGTCTATTCTTATTATACACCCATAGACAGTCTAGGTGTTTTTATTACATGATACTTTTTAATCCATCATAGGTAAAAGGTATTTTGCCTGGGATATCTTTACCACGAGACTTGGCTGACCAAGCACTATCCCATTCAGTCATAAGAACTCGCTGTCCACCACGACCCTTTCCATCTGCTACGACGACATCACGTCGACCAAATAGCACGAAATCAGAGTGGTCGTATAATAGATTAGCCAGTGAGGTCTTAGCACCACCAGGAAGATTTAGTGACCAGTGTTGATAGGCTTCGCTATCGGGAGCACGGTGTGTATCTACAATAGAGTGAACCAATGCGATAACATTAATCCCCTTGTCTAGTAGCATATCAAATCCACCGAGTAGTCCATTAAATTCTTTATTCATTTCTGAATACTTAGCTTTATAGGAATCTGCTGCCTTTTGGTCACCACCGTAATACGTATCTACCACATACGTATCTAGTAGTGTAGTCATATTGTCTACAGTATCCACCACTACTGTCTTGAAACCGTGTTTCTCAGTAACAAGTTGTTTGATTGTCTCTTGGAAGTCTTCCCACCGTGTAATCACAGGTGTTCGTGGCACTCCCTCGAAACCAAGTGGTGAGAGACCATCCTCACCAAGAATCATCAAACCGTTTTCCTTTGTACAGAACTCTGCACCAAGTGTTGTCTTACCGATACCACCCTGCGAGTGTACCGTAATCAGTTTACCACGACTAGAATTATTGTCTGTCGTGATGTTTGCTAGGCTAAATTTACCCATTTACTCTCCTTCTGGGAATTCAATTCCCAATCTATCCATTAAGTTTTCATAATTAGATGCTGTATGTAGTACATTTCCATTAACAAAGCCAATAGAAACATTACCATCCATCATCCGTTGTATCCAAATCACATTATCCATATTGATATGTATTGGTGTTTTCTCATCCGTTAATACAGTTAAAAACCATGTATCATTCATATAAACTCCTTAATAAATATAAATACAATCTTGTTCTCTACCACTAACAGTAACTAGATGACCATATATATTATAGTAAGTAACATAAATAAGTACTGCTGGTTTACCATATACTATACCACTAACATAATCAATAGATACTATTTCTCTATTATTAGGATTGTATATATCACTAAATGCCATAGTAACTAATATTACAATACCTATAATAACTTGTTTCATATATAAAACTCCTTGTTTGTTAGGCTTTAGCCATACAAACTCCAAACCCTTTCGGGAACCCCCCTCGGTCCCCCCATATATATTAGTATACCAGACAAATTAGCATTTGTCAAGTTTTTTAATATATTTTTTCATTTTTTTATCAATTTCATGTAAATAGCATAGGTTTTTGAAGATTTTTAGCCCTTCAACAATCATATTGTTATCAATAACATGAGACTTTACCCTGTCTGCATCTATTACATCATCTCCTTTACTGATGTGTACAATTATACATTGTTCAATTTCATAATCAGATGTCTCCTCAACCATCTCTTTATATGCAGCTAATTGTACAATCATCTCGTTATTCAGGCGATTACTTGTTTTAAAGTCAATCAGGGTAAGTTTACCATCAACATATGCAATCGCATCGGCAGTACCTGCTACTCCTAACTCCTTACTACCCATAGCAAACTCTGATTCTAAATACTGTACATCATGTAATCTTTCCCAGACAGTGTATTGTTCCAATCCTTTTGCCATTTTTGCTAAGTCACGCATATTAACATCTTCAATATCAATTTCATCCTGTCCATAGATATGGTGTTCTATGGCTGTATGAATTAACGTTCCGATATCACATGCTTCTTCACGAACCTTGTCTGGGTCTTTACCTTCACGGAATAATCGTGCTTGCCAAGCCATCAACACACGTTTGTTCCAACCTAGGTTTCCTCCTATTATTGTGGTAACGCTTGGGAGCCTCTTATTGTCCAAGTAATAGCTTGGGTGACCCTCAGGGTTGCTTTTAGGATATCTAAGCTCTAAGCCCCCTCTAAGCTTCTCTATTCGCTGTTTTGTTTTTGTCACACATTTCTCCTATTCCACATTGTTTCAATCTCAGTACTTAACACATAAATCTCATGCATTGCTTCATCGAATAACTCATAATTTGGTTCTGGTAAATAATCATAGACAGCCTTTTTTGCGGTCTCTACGTTATCCTTAAGTTTTTTCGAAAGTTCATCCATTAGCAATTATCATCACATGGTGCATATCCACATTTATCACATTCCCAATTGGCCCAATTACAATGTTCCACTGCGGTCTCTCCAGCATCATCGACTGGCATACCACATTCATCACATACTCTATCTCCATCTTGAGGGTATATCTCCCATCCATCACAACACATTAGTAATCCTTTCTTCTACTATCCCACTGTTTAAGAGCCAATAATAACTCACGAGCCTCTTGTTCGGTAAGCATAAACGTTGTCTCATCAAGGTCCATCTCGGTATGAAAAGTAACATACTCATTTTCTTCAAACACGCGAAATACACCACCAATATCTATTAATTCAAACAGTGGCATCGTCACCTCCTGTAAATGGGCCATATACAATCTCTGTTGTGTGCCCATATTTGAGCAACACAACATCTTCATCTGTAAGTGCTAGATGTGGTTCTCCTTGAACCTCAACATATCTAGCATCCATTTCTTCTTTCCCACTAAATATAATAATCATATTATCTCCTTAAAGCCATAGATATGGTAAAATTACTGCCACTTTAGAGACTGTGGCAATTAATCTGTCTGTATCCTCAATCAGATTGTCGTTATCGTCTTCTGGTAGCATATCATCAATATCTTCAATGATTTTAACAACGTCGTAGTAATAGAAATCATCTCGATAACTATCAGATACCCCAGAACTATCACACTCATTTAAATATCCCTGTAACCGTTTTCTGATATCATTTATGATACCAATATCTGTATTAATCATCAAAACCTCCAGTTTTTTCTACTATTAATGCTATCGGTAAGAGTAATGGCCAACCAATTGTGAATACTGCTAATAGAAACACATCAAAGAAATCCAAATCCTCTTCTTTAATCATATTTATCGATACTATGACCGATAAAAGCATACCAACCACCCAAATAGCTCCTATTATTTCCATTGTAATACCACCATTCCTACTAGTGTTAGAATTATAGTTGCGGTCACCATTATCTTAAAGTTAATGATATCCTGATTTAATTCATCAAGTTTTGCTTGATGCTCTGCTAATAACTGCTTATTTGTTTTTGTTTTCTTGGAATTACTCATCACATGCCTCATCAAAAATTGCGTGAACACTACCAAAATTTATGGTTGGTTCAACTGTTCTTATTACGTCCATTGTATCTATTTGTACTTGGTGCTGTAGATTAGACCAAAATGGGTGTTGTTGTGGTGTACTTGACCACGACATTGAACTATCTATAAAATTGGATAGTCGCACACCACCATCGTACATTTCTATATTTCTATCGAGCATGAGTCGTAGGTTTTCACCATATCGGTCAGAAATAATGCGTTTGGCTTCATCGATTGTCATTTGTTTCCTCCTTTACAACAATTTGTGAACCTCTATCAATATCATCCCATTCAAAAAATGTGGTTGGGTATTTTGTGGCATTCTCCTCATGGTGCCGTTTAATGTTATTAAAATATGTAGTGAATCGCTCAACTGTATATCCAGTAAGCGATGGGCTTGTATTGATTTCGAGTACATATGCTTTACCATCAGCATCAAAGATGACATCTACAGACCCATAATCCAAACCAAGAGTAGTTACTGCATCAATAGCTTCTATCGCACCACCCAAATCAATATCATTCCATTTGACGTTGGTGAATACAAACTCCCCACCAGCATGATTCCACACTCTACTGGTTGGTGTATCCAATTCATCACGAAGAACCTTTTCTTGTACAGTAATAATCTTACCACTTCCTACATGGTAGCGAAATTCCTTAACTTTATCGATAAACTCTGAGTAATAATATCCCTCTTCAGGGTAAAAATACTCACCAGCTGGAATGATTTCAAAATTCTGTCCAGCATAATGTCGATTGGGTCTTTTCACCAATTCCCCCTCAAACGCCATACCATTGGGTATAGGCCCTTGAAAGGTTCTAGGGATACTAACACTTGCCTCGCTTAGTAAACGTCTCGCCACGGCCTTATCAGAGGCATTTTTGATAGCCTCTGGGGTATTATAGACAACACCCCCACGATTTAATACGATTCGATTCCCCCAATTGATTGT